GGATACCGTTGCTGTCATGTCCTATGAAAAGTCGAGCCATCAGGAGAACACCTCGATAGAGGCATCGTCACCAGAGCCCTTGAGCACCAGTTTGCCGTTTGCGCTCGAAAGCTGATCGAATGTGACGGTGCCCACACGAATGTTCTGCAGCACCAGATCGCCCGCATCTGAACCAAAAACTGCAATCGGTGTGCCGTCAGGCTTCAGAATACGGAATTGATCCGAGAAGAAATTCCAGAACGCCTCGGTTGCCGTGATGTCGAGCGATGCGCCGCCATCACGATAGGTGCCGCCCGAGGTGGCCTTGCCGTAGATGCTGAAGCGGGCCAGCACGCCCGACGGGGCTGCTGTCGCCTCCCACTTGATCAAGCCCCCTGCGCTGGCCTGGCCAGCCACTGCCTCAACCGCGGTGACATCAGACGCCAATGCCGTGACGTCACCATCCAGAGCGGATACTGACGCTTGTGTTGCGCTTATGGCGCTGGCGTTGGCACTGATGTCTGTCTCGACATCGGTGAGTGACGCCTCCAGATTGGTAATGTCGGCCGCCAGAGCGCCCGTTTCCGAAGCCCGGGTGATGATCTCGCTCTTGACCGTCGCCTCGGCAGTGCCGACGCGGGTTTGAACCCGGCCCAGCGTCAACCGGTTCGAGAGCCCTGCGCCCGAAACCGTATCGGCCAGATCTGTCACCAGCGCACGCAGGCTATTGTGATCGGCCCGCATACTCTCAAGCGTGCCGGCGACGTCTTGCGCTACCTCTCCGAGGATCACCTGCAGCGGCACGGTCGCCTCCGCCGTGGTCACCCAGGACGTGAACGTCTTCAGCCGGTCAGGCCGGATTGTGACCGTGGCGCGCGCCTCGTATTGCGTCGAGGATTGCACGCCCTCGCTCACGATCAGCGCGCCGGAGGGCACGTCGGTGGCCGTTGCGGTCAACACCGGAGCGCTCGTGCCCGCCTTGCGGTACTCGATCCGAACCGCCGTGATGGTCGGGTCCTGAGGATCGTCCCACGTGAATTCAAGCGCCGGGATCTGCGCGCCATTGGTCCCGGTGATCAGCCCGGCAGCGACATTGAAATTTGCAACGGTGGAGATCAGCGAAGGATTGGCAGGAGACGATCCGGGCACGACCACTGGCCCCGCGTCGATACCTTCCTCGTCATAGATGTCCGACCCAGTCTCGGACAGTTCCAGCGTGAACTGGAACTGCTCGTCAAAACCCCATTTGGTGATCAGCCAGTCGATGCCGTCATAGGTGACCCAGTCGCCCGGCTGCACCCGCGCGCCCACCTTGCGCGAGACGGGAAGCGATCGTTGCTTTGCCTTCCGGTTCTGGCGATATCGGATGTTGAGCAGATATTGCGCAATGTCAGGGTCGGTCACCTGCAGAAAGTCATTGCCCTTTGGCCGCTTGCGGCCGTCCGCAGCAATATCGGCGTTCACACTGACCGTCGTCAGGCTTTCCGGGTTCCACTGGCTTTCGATCGAGGTGAACTGACCGGACAGAATGTTGACCCCGTCAAAGCCGGAGCGCCGGTTCTTGCTCTTGCGCGGGGCATCTGCGCGAATGTCCGCGTCGGTGATTTCCAGAACCGGCGTCTGCGCTGCCCCGGCCAACACCCCGTCGAGGCCAGCACGGTTGACGGCATAGCCAGCCATGGCATCTTCGAAGGTCTGAAGAACTGCAATGTGATCGTCTTCTGCGGAAACCCACTGGTTGCAGTGATAGGTCGGGATGGTGTTCCCGCCGACTGTCCGCTCGGCATCGCAGACATTCGCCGCCACCATGTGCATGGCAACATCGATCTGGTTGATTGACTTGCCGACACCCACCAGCACGTCGCCCGACAGCGCGCCGCGAAGCCCGAGATGGAAGTTCAGCCGGTGAATTGCCGGATTGAGCGTATGTTCCCATGTCGAGGGGTCATCCAGGCGATGGTCGCCCTCGCCGCCCGAAACCGTGTCATCAAGGCGCGGATCGTACCAGCAATTGCCGCGCAAAACGAATTCGAACTCCGGGCGGCCCTTGCCGAAAAGCGATGCAGACCAGGTGCGTGAAACCACGACATAGGCATGCCCGGCAACCGTGCTTGTGGACTTCCATGGGTTGCCAAGCGCCGACGTCGCGGAAACCAGTTCGCTATCTGCAAGCTGCCCCGGCCGCCCGTCATAGAACTTGATCACCAGGGCCGCGCCGAAACCATCAACGGTGTATCGGGCATGCTCGTTGCCGACCGGCGTCTGACTGATCAGGTCATATTTCTCGCCGTAGAAATAGATGTAGGGTTCTAGCCCGTCGCATCGCCCGTTGGCGAGCACGAACACTTCGTCATTGTTCTGGTTGCCCGCGCCCCATTTCGCGTAATAGATCCTATGTCCCTTGGTCTTGCCGGTACCGAAAAGCACTTGCGCGGCGATATCGCCGCCAAGCTGCACCTGGCCCTGAACTGCCGTCGAGAGCGTCTTTTTCGGACGGTTGAGGTAAGACAGCGCGAGCTGAGTGCCCAGCGCCAGCGCGCCGCCGATCAGCGAAGCTGCAAGCGCAGACCCGCCAAATAGCGCACCTGCGATTGCCCCGCCAATGATCGTGAAAATCGCCATGCTTGATCAGACCTTGAACGCGGCTTTCGCCATGTGAAGCGGCCATGTCACCGGCCCGCCTTCGGTGATCGACATCCATGCCTGCCCGCCATGGACGGCTACGTGCTCGGCGCCGTCGATCTCGACCACCGCCAGATCCCCAAGCGCCGCACGGCCCCAGGCAATGGGCTTGACCAGTTCGGCGTAGAAGGTCACCAGCGACGTGTGCTTGCGCTTCCTCAGCGCCCGCTGCGCGCCCTTCAGTGTCTTGTAGGCACCGGCATAGGTCTTGACGTGCGACGTGCCTTGCAGCGCATCGATAACCTTGAGCCCGAGAAAGAAGCAATCGTTCACGCCATAGGCATAGGGCTCCGCCCGCGCGGTCTTGATAATCTCCGAGACAACCGCCGCCCTGTTCATCGCTGGCCCCATTCCTCGGGCCATGTCGGCGACGTGGCCACATATTCGAACGCCGTGTCGGTCGCGGAATTGTGCCGTGCCTGATCCTCGGCCGAGCGCTTCACATAAGTCTGGTCACGGTAGCGCCGCGACAGCGTTTCAAGCTCGATGTCGAGTGTCACGGTCGCGATGCCGTTTTCATCGATGGCACCGGTCAGGAACTCGACGTCATTGATCTCATAGAAATGCGTGACCAGAACGCCCCGAACCTCGTCGGTCTCAGGATCTCCGCAAAGGTAGGACACGGTGACAGCCGCGTTGATGTAATCGTAGCTCTCGATGGCCGCTATTGCGTCATCCGCATTATTGGTCGGCACGTCGGAGAACGAAATCATCACGCTGGAGATCTGGTTTCCGAGCGCGGCCATGAGGCCATCCGAATTCAGGAACCGGTTCGGCAGGTACTCTTGTCCGGAATAGGTGAACGGCCTTCCGCCGATGTGATAGCCCACGGTCTTGTCCGGCGTTTCGCCTTTCCCCGGCAATTCGATCTTGATCAGCGGAATGACCTTGATCGCCCCGCTGTCGACTTGGTTGGCAACATCCGTGTCAAGCGATACGGGCATGACTGGAAACCTCTCTGGATGAGAGTTGAAACGCGACAATCGTCTTCGGATTTGGCCTTAGAAAAGCCTCAGAGTGCCTGCCCCCAGATCGAGGACACTCCTGCCATCAGGGCTGGAGATACTACCTAAAGTGACCGAATGAACCACGGGCGCATTGATGTAGAGGTTCCCGTCATCACCTAAAGAAAAGGGATCGTAGGCGATGCCATCGACCGACGGCAGCGCCTTTCCTTCAATCCCACTCAAGGAAGCCGCCACGGCAACAGATGGTGCCATTCCGAGCAGGGCAAGAAATGATCGTCTCTTCATTGGTTTGTCTCCATAGGTTGAGAGCAGAGGCATGGTTCAGAAAAACACCTCTGTTGCCGAAAACGAGGCCGTGCGCGATCCCCATGCCTTAGGCATCGACCAGCCCGGATCGAGCAGCATCAGGCAGGACGGCTTTTCGAACTGGATTGTCGAATTCGCTGCCGTGAACACAGTTGTGTTGAGCGGGAAATCGATGGTGAGCGTGACCACGCCCGATCCATTGGCCGTCGCATCCGCCATCGCCATGTGAAGCGAGCGCACCGTCGAGGACTTGTTGATCTCGACCAGGCACCCCCGATTGACCGCAAACGATGCCGGCAAGCCCGAAACCACAATGGTCCGGCTGTCCGTCACGGTGTCGAGAACCGCAGATCCGGTAAAGCTCCCGCCCCCTGCCTTCGTGCCCGAGAGCGGTGTCGATCCATATGCGCGAGGACGCTTCCGATAATAGTCGTGGCAGGCAAACACGTTGCCCCCCTTGGACGCCTCCGCAAAGAACGCACTGACATCATCGATATGGGAATTGGTCAATTCAGCTGCTTGCGCAGCGTAGAGCCGCCAATAAGGCGTTCCGAAATCCGCAGTCTCAGTCGAACGGCCAAGCATCGCATTGCTGACCCTCGTATTGACCGGGCGCATGTCGAATTCAGCAAACGTCAGTTCGGGAAGCGTGAGAACGGCCATCACAAATTCCCCACCCGGTTGTTGCGCTCATAGGTCTTGGCAAACTTTCCTTCGATCTCCGCCTTGGTTTCCGCAGCCTGTTGACGGATCGCGGACTTGATTTCCTCCGAAGAGACCGCTCCGGAGATGTGAAAGTGCTGCTCAACCTTGACTGATTGGCTAGTGGAGCCCTGCCCTCTTGAATGATCAATCACGGTTTCTTGCGGGTGCATCATGGCGAGAAATCCGCCTTTGCCGTCCAAGCCGCCGGAACGCGATCCGGAGCCGGTGTAACCGCCACCATCCATTGAGGGGAGCCCAATGAACGAACCGAAGGTCGTGTTTGGCTTGAACCCGCCACCGAGCAAACCACCGAACAGCGATCCAAAAATCCCACCTCCGCCGCCTTGGGCGAAAGGACCGGAGCCGAACAAAGCCGCTTCAAGCGCCGCCTTGGCGATGGACTTGGCGAGGTCCTCGAAGACATCGGCAAGGTTCTCGCCCTCGACAATCGCGTCAAGAATGCCGTTCTTCAGATCTTCGCTGATCTCGTTGAAGAACTGACCCGCCTCGCTGGCGTTGCGGTATTCTTCATCAATCTTGGCTACGGCGCGTGAATAGGTCTCGGCCGACAGATACCCCATTTCGTGCAGCTGCTGGAGATCGTCGATCTCGTCAGCATAGCGCTCAGCGGCGGAGCGTGTTTCCTCGTAGATCCTGGCGGCTTCGCGCATTTCGTCGGTGATGGTGTCTGTGGGCCGGGATGATCGCGACCGGGCCGCCCTCGGCTTTCTGGCGGGCTTCTCAGGATCGGGGAAATACCGTCCCGACCAGTAAGGATCGTCCTCGAAATCGCGGGGATCACCTCGCACACCGTCGCCGCCCCAATTCATTCCGCCTGACAGTGAAGCCATACGGGCCATTTGGTCAGCAGTCGCAGCCGCGTTGCCTGCGGCCGCGCCCAAGGATTCCGCGAACCTAGCCGCGTCAAGCGCAGCGTTCAGGGCAGCCTTTTGCGCCTCCCTGAGTTCAGGTGGAAGATCGGCCCCTTCTTCTGTAGCTCTTGCCAACTCGTCGGCGAGAGCTTCAGCGGCGTTCGCCACTTCCAATGGGCCATTTGCTTCCCGCATGTCTTCAAGCGCGTCACTGATCCGTGTCGCCTGAATGAGGGTCAAGCCGAACTGGTTTTCCAGAACCTGGACTTCGGACGCGATGGCCTGAACCGCGTCTGCCTGCTCGTAGTAGAGCGAAGCGAGATTGTAGCGATCAATGGATTCGGAAATGCCGTCCAGAGATCCCGCAATTGCCTCGCGAGTGGCTTCAAGAGATTCCTGAAACTCCAATTCGCGGATCTGGCGCATGATTTCATAGAGCCGCTGCGCCTGCTCAGCCTGAAGCCCAAACTCTTCGCGGAGATCGAGCATGGACAGCTTCGTGTTCTCGACCGTCTCCGCGTATGCCTTCAGGGATCCGCCGAGATCGCTGATCAGGTCGTCAAGTTCTTCGGCCCCCTCGCCCGATGAAATCATGTTGGCGATCAGAGGAAGCAGTGCACCGGCAGCAACACCGGCCGCGATTCCAATTGTCCCAAAGCCAAGCGTCAAATCCGGCAACTGAATTGCAAGCGCCTGCACCCAATTGCCTGTTGCGCTGGCCTGCTGAGCGACCTGCGAAAGCTGCATAGCCATCATGCGGGACTGCTGCCCGGCATAAATCGACTGCTTGCCGACCGCCTGATATCCTTTGGCAAGTCCGCCGGTCGCCTTATTGGATCGCTGTTCCGTCCTTTCCGCCGTCGAGGCGAGACTATCGAGCGCAGCTTCGCCGGATTTCAGGCCACGGCTATCTGCGGCAAGGACAAGGGTTGCAAAGTCAGACAATGGACATTTCCCATCCAAGATGGTTCATTGCTGCCCCGAAACGAGGTGACAGATGAACGTTTTCCTGAAATTCATGGTTGGACTGACATGCGCCGCAGTGCTGGCCTATGTCGGGTATTTCTTCTATGGCGAGCGCCAAGCAACAATTGAGGCAAAGCGCCAACAAGAGATTGCTGATCGCCTCCGCGACCAACGCATTGAACGTGAACAGGCCCGTAAAGCAGCCATAGCCGCCGAGAGATCGCGACTAGAAGCCATCAGCGAGTTCGGATGCATTCGATCCGCAAACGCCGCTGTCGAAGCGCTTGATGATGGCAGCAGCGTTGACAGTGAAGCCCGATCCGACCTCAAGATTTGCGCCAAGTATCGGCTGATCACGAACTATCAGATATCGCGGCTTCTCGATGTCGGCGTTCTCGATCCGAAAGACCCTGTTCTGAGCGAGGAAGACGCCGCAAAGCAAATCGAAGCAGCGGGCGTCTCACTGCTCTGATCCCCGCTCAATTGGCGGAATGCTCAACGGCTCTTTGCCCGTATTCAGCCCTGACAGATAAGCCTTGCACATGGCCCGCAGTGTCCGCGCTTCCCATGGTTCCGGCCTGACCCCGTTGGCTATCATAAAGGCCATGATTTCCGACCAGTCCGGGATGCTAAGACCCATCCCGTTCGATCGAACCGGGCCAAGTTGATGCATCCAGTTGACCAGGTATTGCCCGGCATCGACTTCAACCAATGGCGGGGCCAGCCCGGCCGCAATGTACCTCTGCGCCCGGCTTGTTTTTTCGTGCTCGATTGTCGCGGAAAGCCAGCCAGTCTGTTCCGCCGCAAGGACTAGCTGGCTTTCGAGTTTCCCAAAATGGCGGCCCGGTCAGAAGCGAAAGCTCTGATCTGTTCCGCAAACGTCAACTGGCCTCGCTGCCCGGTGATCACCTGAAGGTTCAGAAACCACTCGACATCATCCGGGACCTTAGCCGGCCGATCCCCTCGACTGATGTTTTCGAACCCGACGATCAGAGGGGATATTTCGTTCACAATGTTCCGGTGGATCTCCGAAACCGTCAGCGGGTTATCAGGGTCACGCTTTTCGCTCACGCGGGCTCGCTGAGACGCAAGGATGGCTTTCTGACCCGCTTCCCCCTCAATACCCAATACGAGCACCTTGCAAGGCTTGTCGAGGTCTGGCGCGCCCTCCTCATCGATGTCGAAAATGGGCTTGCCGGTTCCAGGGTGCTTGAGATGCAGCGCGCGAGGTTTGTCGGACGCTGCGCGGCTGTCGAACTGTGAGAAATCCATGATCGGGCCTTACGATGGAGTCGCGACGACGACGGAAGGATAGTTTGAGCGTATATTCGCCGTGAATCCGGCGTAGGCCGTAGTCGAGCGCTCATTCCGCAACCAGTCGTGGGGAAGGCCGGAGATGTACTCAACCTCGTCGGCCGCGGTCGGCTCCAGAACCTTGAACGAGTATTCTGTGAAAGCCTCGCACGCTGTCTTGAGCGCAGCCTGACCAGCGTCAGACTTGATCTCACGCATGGCAACCGGGATCACGGTTCCGACGCGCGCGCCCTTGACGCTCTTGGTGAACCCTGTTTCGAGGTCCGGCACATCGATGATGCTATCGGTGACGCCGATCGATCCAACTGAAACGATCCCCTTTACCTGAACCCATGTGAGCGCCTCATATCCAGCCTTATCGAACGTGGCGGGGACGCCAGTGGCGATATAGAGTTTCGTGGTGATATCAGAAGTCGACATTGCGAGCCCCTTTCTTAGAAGCGCAGAAGCGAGATGACGGCATCATCGGCGCCGGTCATGGTGATCGTGCCCTGGAGATAGGCCCGGATGGTGTCCAGCGGGATCGCCACCACCGCGCCGTTGGCAATGGATGCGAGGGTCAGGCCGCCGGACACATCGACATTCCCAAGGCCGGGAACCGGGAACGTGGACCCGCCATCGCCATCGATAAGCGGCGTGATAGCGCCGCCGCTGGCGTTGCGGATCACAAGCACGTCGCCGGCCTGGTAGGTGAATGTGTCGGAAGCGCTGGCCGTGGTTTCCGCCACGACCCTTGCCCCCGAGCCCGTCATTGCGGTCGCGGTTATTGCAGCCATTTCGATTGTCCTTTGTGGTTAGGAAGCCTCGTACTGGGCGATGACTGGCACTCGCCAGTCGGCCCCGTCGGGAAAGCCCTCTTGGATGTCAGCCGGCTTTGTGAACACGATCTGCCCGCCCGTGACCGGGATCGCCTTGCCCATTGGGAACAACTCGGCAAACGCATCGGCATGGCGGGTCGCTTCCTTGCTGCCCTTGCCTGTCGGAGTGACGATGGTTCCAATCACCCGACCAAGTGAGATGGTGTTTTCGCCGTTCAACGTGTCGTCGCGCCGGTTTACCCGCACGATCTGGACCACGATGTAAGGCTTTTCTCCGGGCGCATCTTGGTTTGGGAACCAGATCGGCAGCGTGAATGCAGCGCCTTCGATTTCGGCAAAGAGCGCAAGCTCGATATCAGCTTCCCGAGTTGCCATTGCTTACCCTGCCTGCCCATTTCGCCACGATCTGCGGCCATTGCGCTGCGGCCGAACCGACGTAGAAGTTGCCGGACTGCTCATAGGTTCGGCCAAGAGCGTCAGAGCCGCTGAAACCCATCTCCATTCGCCTGGCATATGGTGCAGTCCATGCAAATCGCGCAATATCACCCAATTCCAGTCCTGTGAGCGTCACCGAGTAGCTGTCCGCCCCAACATTGCCGAATGAGCCGTTCAAGCCACTGGCGAGGCTGTTGCGCAGATTTCCGGTATCGACCGGCATGCGCCCGCCCTTGGCCTTTGGCGCCTGGGCAATCTCGACAACGTCCTGCACGCTCTCGACGAACACCTCACGCATCTGCCCCTTGGTCTTGCCGGCGAAAGCGCTGACCGAGGCGGAGAAGGACTTGGCGGCCATCATCGGATATACCTGATCCTGATGCTCTCAAAACACCGGCACTGCACCGTCTCGGATGCCGGAGCCCCGAGGCTGGTATCGCCGGGATACATCATCTGAGCCCCAGTCAATGGCGAGATGAACGGTAGCGACATGCCCTTGACCATCTGTTTGTCGAGAAGCGCATGGGATGGACGTTCGCGGCCATCGCCAGTGTCCGACCAGGTGCGCTCGATTTGATCCTCGGTCACCTTGCCGCCATCGAGAAGCTGCTTGAACCCCTCATGCCGCCCGGCCCGGAGCGCGGTGATTGACTGGTCCCTTGCAATGGTCTTGCCGCGGAGCTGCAGATTGCGATCACGAAGCCGCTCAATGGCCCGTGTGGTCGTCTCAGATGGCAACGCTTTGCCGCTCTCGATTGCTTTCCTGATCGTGGCGTCAAACCGCTTGTCGCGGGTCGTGAGTCGGAAGTATTCGCGCATCAACGCCGGGTCACCGGAGCGAAGTTTTTCCTCGGCATCAATGATGAATTCGACCTGTCGCGCGTTGAGGCCGATCACGCCGCCTTTGCGCCTTCCTGTCGTCTGGGTCCTGGTCCCGATCAGTGACCTAGCGATCTGATCAGGCGTATTGTTGGCTACCATCCCGGCAAGGATATGCATCCGGGACGCTTCGCGGATATCTTCGACGATGCCGGTCGGGCCTGTGATCAGTCTTCCGACGTGTTGCTCTGCCCATTCGAGGGCTCGCGGGTGCCGTCCGTCGAAACCAAAGACTGCAGTGCCGCCCGGTAAAAAGGGTCCGGTAGCTTCGGAAGTGAAGCCAGCGCGAGCACCCCTCCCCTGTAGTAAGCGTCCGTGATGGCCCGGTCTAACGGCCGGAAGAACGCCGGGTCGATCCGGAGCGCCATCAAAGCAGCCTCGATGTTGCCCGCCTCGATATGCCCGGCCACAGCTTTCAACTGCGCCTGAGACGTGATGCCTTGAATTGCATCGAGAAAGGCCTTGCGGATTTCCGGCTCGAGTTTGTCGAGAAGGGCCTGAATATCGCGGGGGAGCGCCATCTAGGTCCGCACCTCGACGCTCTTGCCGTCCTTGATGCTGATCTTGTTGCGCGGCGATTCAGTAGCTTCGGGGCGATCCTCATCCTTCGCGAGAACGGTAGGCGCCGGGTTTGGAGATGCTTTGCGCTTCGCCATGGTTAGATCCTCATACCGTGAAGACAATTTCGTGCATGATCACCGCGCCGTTCGGATCGGGCTGCAATGGTCGCACGCTCTTGATCGCATATTCCCTGCCGTCCAGCACCCACTTGTCAGCCGTGGTCGGTGTGATCATGAGCCCGGAAGCCGCAACATAGACGCGGCGGTCATTCACCTCGATCAGTGTTCCGGTCATCTTGGTCAGCTCGACCATGTCCTGGAACACGGTGCAAGGATAGTCGGTGGGCGTCAATGTCGGATCGTAGCTGGGCCCGCTCTTGGTGTATCGCCGAATGATGCCAGCGCCGCCGACCTCGCCAAGGGCGCCAGCGACTTCCGCTGCGACCGCTGCCCAATCCTCGCTCATGCCATCATCCAAATGATTGGCGCGGCCATCACCAAAAAGATCGCCGCAAGCACCAAATAATCCGACCAATCGCCGCCGTCGACGGTTCGGGGCGCGGCAATTGACTGAAGGTAGGCACGACGTTCCATCATGGCCTTCCTGCGCTTATCAAGATCTTTTGGCCAAACAGGCGGTTGAATAGGCGGTGCGGCCATCAGGCGCACTGCCCGCCGATGCTCTTGAAAAAGAACCCGTCCGCGTCCCGATCAATCACATATGGCTCAAACAGCGCATCGATCAGGCTGGACGTCGGCATGTAGGCATAGGTTCCGCCGGCATTGCCGGTGACGGCCCATTTGATTGACCCGACGCCGGTCAGCACCTTGCTTTCCGCCTCGGTATAGGTCTTGGAGAAGAACCCCGGCGTGGCCAGTTCGAGATTGGCGGCGATATAGGCCGCTTCCTCGGTCAACGGCAGTGTTGAGCCGGATGGGGTGAAGGTCACGGCATCATAGCTCGGCAACAGGTTCGCAGTATAGCGCAGGCGGATGTAATCCGAGGCACGGGTCAGCGCAGCCGTGGCGAGCGCGTCCGTCGCGTCGGCCGGAGCACTGTTGCCCCGTGCCGTTGCATAGGCTCGCCAGTCGGCAATCGACCCGTACATCGATCAGGCCTCAGCCTTCTGCAGCTCGACGAACGCGGCCTTGTCCTCTTCGGACATGGCGTCGAAGCCTTCGAGATCGCCCTTACGCATGGCCTTGGTCACGGCAACCCCGTCCTTGTTGACCACAAACCAGCCCGGCGACTTCTCGACCACTGCATAACCAACGACAGGCTCATTGACCGGATCCTTGGCCGGATTGGTCACGGCAGCCTTGCCCTTGCCGCCGACGACGCGGCACTTGTTGACCAGCCATGCCGGCACCTCATCACCCTTGACGTCGATGACGGACCCAACCTCGGCCTCCTTGCCGTTCTGATCGAAGATGCCCTTCTCTGTGATTTCAAGCTTCATGATCCTGATCCTTTCAGGGTTTGCGAATGGTCTCACAAAGCGGGCCGATCGCGCGGCCCGCCATAGAGATCATCCGGCGATGGTGGAAACCGCCACGCCGCACTGGTTTTCGGCGTCGTATTTGATCTCGACGGCCGAAGCCGCCATCGTGAGGAAGTTGTAATCGTCTTCCGGATTGGCGCGGAACTGCGCACGGGTCGCCATCGGCATCCCGTTGAGCACCTGGACCACGTCGCGGCGCTTGACCACGGCGATGATCTGGCTTGCGGCCACACCGGACGCCGGCACCACGTTCTCGATACCGCCGATCTCGCGAACGCGCTGCGCAATGGTTTTGTTGGGATACTGCGACGAGTAGTCGGTGTTGCTGGCGTAGAACCAGTCATCCCAGTTGACATACAGCGTGGCGGGAACCCGGAAGTTCTTGGCATGCAGGAGCTTCAGCGTTGCCGTGACATCAGCGACCCACTGCGGACCGGTTGCACTGATCAGAGCCTGGCCGGTATTGCGGGTCGCGCGCTTCGGATGATTGCGCAGCCCGTAGAGTGTGGACGTGCCAACCACGATCTTGGCGTCACCATCGAGCGAGATGCTTTCAAGCTTTTCAGCCGTCTTGCGCATCGCGTTCATGCGACCAGCCGCGTCGAGCTGGAAGCCCTCGGTCTGAGCCGCTGCGACCTGACGCCAGCCGTAGGAGAACGGGCTGTCGATGATCGGGAGCGGAGTGCCGTGGTAATCGATGACCGGCTGATCGGTGCGGCCCTTGGACCGGCCGTCCAGCGAGATGTTCACTTCGCCGCTGTCGGAGACAGTCTGGAAGTGGTGAACGATCTTGCCGATCGGCATCGGGGTCGCAACGCTCGCCGCAAGGTCATTGAAGACTGCGAGAACCGAGCGCTGGATTTCAACAGCCTCCCGATCCCACAATCCCCAGACATCACGGGGAAGCGTGGCAGCGTTGCCAAGCATGACGCCACCACCCATTTCGGCGGCCATGGCAGCCTGCCGCGCGTTGAACGCGCGACGGCTGTTGAGCAGGAGTTCCTGCTGTGCAGGGGTAAAGGTCAGCATATCAGGATCTCCTTATGCGCCGGCCGGAGTGGTGGACTGGTTCGCCCAACGCACGTCAGCGAGATCGCCCGCGCTGTATGCGCCAGGCGTGTCATCGAAATAGGCGTAGATGACCTCAGCATCGCCAACGGCGGTGAGATAGCCAGATGCACCGATGGTGAGGGCTGCGCCCTTGGCATACGTCGCCGCTGCCAAGCGGATCTGGTAGACCTCGTTGGGACGAGGCCGGTAGGCAACGCCGGTATTGCCGGAGACGTAGGCCGTGGCCACGTCCTGACCGGCAAAGCGGGTGTTGCTGAGGACAAGCAGCTCTTCCTGCATGTCCGAAGCCGTTGCGACGGTGAGCGCCGTGGCGCTTTCCGTGACCAGGATGCCGGGCAGATATGCGCCGGCAACCGGGAGGTTGATCGTTTCCGGTTCGTCCTTGATCGGACCCCGGTAAATGACGTTGCCGGCCATTAGGCTGCTCCCTTCTCAGGGTTGATGTTGGCGTTGAGGTCGTAGCCGGCCCACTCGTCATTGTCGGCGCCCGGCTTGAACGCCCCGTTGACCGCAGCCGCCTTGCCGGGCTTGGCCTTCTCCGCCAAGGCGCGGGCGGCGTTGAGCGTCAGCTCCTTGGCAGCCTCCTCGTCGAGGATATTCGCCTTGACGATCTTGGCCACCAGCTCGGCCTTTTCGGCGTCGTCCTTTGCCTTCTGGTTGGCGACCATTTCAGCCTGCGCATCAACCAGCGGCTTGACGGCAGCGGTCACGGCGTTGGCGATGGTTTCGCCGATCTTGTCGAAGCCTTCCGAGAGGGTGTTCACCTTCGCGGAAAGCTCTTCCAGCTTCTTTTCATCAGCCATTTCGAGTTCCTTTTCGTTGGCTTGAGGTTCCCGCTCGGATCGCATGGCGTCCAAAATCGCGGTCTTGATGCGCTCGTAGAAGGATGCCTTCTGGATCTTCTCGGCTGCGCGAACGGCCATATCGACCGCCCAGTCAAGGTCACGATCCGCCTCGGAAAGAGCGGAATTGATGACCTCGATTTCTTCTGTCTCACCGGAGGCATTGACCAGCATGCCGACGCCCTGTTCGGGCGTGGCCGCGCCGTCCTCGTTCAGGAGAATGGCGTCGTGATCGAACATGATGTTCATGGCGGTGTGCTTGTGATCGTCGCCATTGGCAGCACCAAGCTCACACAAGAGCCCGGTCGATGTGTGGACCGGATCGCCCTTGTCGATGGCCTCGAGCACGGCCTTGCCGTTTTCGGACTGGTTGGCCACAGCGACATCAATGACCTTGTCGAGAAGCACGCGACCGCCTTCTTGCCGGACATTCTCATTCCATGCCCCGACATAGGAGACGTTGATGCCCTCCGGATCACGGGCAGAGACAAACTTGCCGTTAACCTTCGGATGGCCGAACGGCGCCGGGGTGCGGTTGAGCGTCATGTAAGACTTGGCGATCTCGTCGGCAGGGTACTTGATCCCGTTCATGACGATGTCGTCGGGCAGCGTGGCCGAGGGCACGATCACCACGTCCCGGCCGTTGCGCTTTTCCTTGCGGACGGCGGCGACATTCGCCAGCGACCGCACATTGACGCGGATTTTCTTGGTCATGATGACTTCCTAATTTTCGGGAGGTCGTGGCGCGTTGGCAGCGGCGGCCTTTTCATCGTCGCCGGTGTCATCGATGAGCCGATCTGCTCCAGAGAGAGGATCAAACCCGACGGTTTCTCGGATCTCATCCTCGGTGAAGACAACTTCCATACTGCCGGCCTGGGCCTGTTTCTGGTTGATACCGGCCATCTTGTCGGCTCGGTCGATCTTCTCGGCCATACTGGCCTCGGTCAGGTCAGGCCAGTAGAGCGACCACTCCAGATCCTTCAGGATCCCGAAGCCTTTCAACCGATCGACCACAGCCATAATGTTGGGAATGACCGAGTTGTTTCGGCGCGCCATGTTGGTCTGCGACCATTCATCGGCGTCTTCCTTGCTGGCCCGCTCACCGGTCTGCATACCAACGAGGATCTTGATCGGGATGCCCCATGATGCGGCGAAGCTCTGAAGCGGCCCCTCGACGAATTCTTTGGGCTGGGGAAGCGTGACGCCCAGCGTCTTGGCCTCCATGCCCTGCAGCATGAGCAGAGCGTCAAAGCCTTTCTGGTAATCCTCGACCTGGTCATTCATCGCGTCGGCGATTTTGTCGGGCGCAACACCCATCGCCTTGGCCATGTCGGCGACTTTGGCATCCTTGTCGAGCTGCAGGACAGGCGCGCTTTTGGCGTTCTTCCAGAACCCCTCGCCGCCGGCGCCCATGACTTTCTCGATGGTAACAAGGTCGTTGTAACCGGCCAGCAAAGCGGATTCGCCATAAACGGTTCCGTCCTCGGACCAGACCACAACGCGATCGGGATGCACTTCGAACGAACGGGTCTGACCCTGCTTGGCATCAACCGCCGTCTCGTTGAACTGGAACATCTTCGGCTTGCCGTAGTCTTCCGACATCTCGTCGGTGTCCCACTCGGCAACCTTCAGCTGGCCAGCCCATGCCGGGATGATCTCGACCAGGGCGTCAAGGCCGGGCAGATTGCCCACGACCGGTTCCCTCATCCGCTTATTGTCGGCAAAGCGAAAGATCACGCCGGAGTAAGCTCCAACCAGAGAGCGGCGATCCGCGGTGGCGAGTTTCTGCCAGAACCGGAGATCCGCGAATTTGTCTTGCACCTCCTGCTCGACCGGGTTCAGTTCGTCGGGCTTGTCGTCGGTCTGCAAGATCGGATGATCCTGCCATGTCTTGAGGATCGTCTTGCTGACTGCGGCCCGGGCAATGCCGTTGCGGGTGTACATCTGCCAGAGCTGCTCGAACGTGACGCTCTCAGGATACCCGAAATCAATGTAGTGATTGCGCTTGGTCGTGGTGGCGAAGTAACCCGGAAACATCGTGTCGAGCCGACGCAATGCGTTCGCGATGATCGAATGAACGGTCATTGGTGGCGGTTCCTCAGGAACATGGCGACGGCAGTGCTGACCACATTGACGTTGTCGGCCGCGATCACGGCGTCGGCCAGGTTGTGCGACTTGACGCCAAGATCCTTCTTGAGTTTGACCTTGGGCACGACGCGCTTCTTGCCCTCGGTCTCGACCCACCAGGGCACGCACATCTCGGTGAAAAGGGCATCCAGCTTTTCGGCGCCGATATCAGCCGAGAACGAAAGAACGTCTTCTGGCTTGATGGATTGCCCACGAACAACGGCGTTGAACGTCAGCATTGCCTTGCGCGCCGTGTTCGCCCACCCTTGTGCTTTGAGGTTCAGATACTCGTTTCGGTTCAGAGGGCTGTTGGAATTATCCGGATCGCTCGGCTTGTCCGGATCCATGACAGCGCCGCCGGCATGGAAAGCATAGTGCTCGACAGATGCGCCGTTCGCCTCGTTTTGCTCATCGATATAACCACCGACAAAAGCGCCGATGCCGATCGTGTCATAGGAGACCAGCGCGCCGCGATGCCGCGCCTTGGCCCAAACCTTCTTTGCGTTCTGAACCAGCTCATCCTTGCCGGATGACCAGTCCTCGACATCAGCAAACACGCCGTCGATCTTGTCGGCCGTGGCGCTCTTGTCCTCGCCATCGTCGGCCGGGTCGAAGCCTATGACGTTCCGGCCCGTGATCGAGACGTCCAAGATCCTGTCAGCGTCCACGCAGGCGTCCAGCCAACGGCGCTTGAAGATCGAGAGCTCGCCGTCACCGAGCGGAACGCCCTCATAGATGTGCTGGAAAGTCTCAGGATCGCGGTCCCGCATCAAAGCGATGTCGCGCAATGCCTTTTGAGACAGAAACGGATTTTCGGTGTAGTCGATCTTCCTGACCAGGCAGTGGTCCGGTGTGTTGATGACGAAGTTCTTCCAGACGTAATCGGTGACGAGCTTCGGGTTGAAAAGCAGGATCGCCAGGCTGTCCTCTTTGCGGATGGTCGGCGCGATGACAATCCACTGGTCTTCTGTGAGTTTTTCGGCTTCCTCGACCCATAGAATGTCGATGTCCGAGGTGCCCTTGATGTCCTCAAGGTTTCGCTCGATGCCGTAGAAGATGAATTCCGAGCCGGTTGCCCGGTGAATGATCGTGGTCTTCTGAACCTCGTACCGATCGGAAAGACCCAGATGAGCGATTGCCCATTTCAGTTCGGTGTAGACCGATTCCTGAATTCGGTTCTGAAAGCGCCGGATGCAAAGAACCCGCATGCGGACCGGAACATGGTCAATCAGCCGGATCAGCTGGCAAGCGGTGTCACGCGTCTTTGAGCTTGAGCGGCCACCATGCAGGACGGCAGTGTCGACCTCGCCGAGAAACACCTGTTCCCAGAAATCGAACAATGCCGGGTTTGTGAGATGCGTCGATGCGTCTAGCTCTTTTCGCTGCGCAGCGCTTCTCGCCATGTCCTCGTTTCCGTCTGGATCGGGCCGCCGTCAGGGCCGCCATGGCCAACCTGATCGCGGAAAGCCTGCACGCCGACATGCTTGCCGATCAGCTCGATGCGCTTGATACGGTCGGACAGCTTCAGCTTCTTGACCTGCCCGATTGTGCGGCCATCCTCGCGGATTTCCTCGACATCAATTCCGCCGACAAGGCCCTGCCGCCAGATCAGCGGCCATTCCGAAATGGGCTTGAGCGAGCCGTCTTCGTCATACAGATCGGCAATATCGGCATCGGCTTCGGCAGCTAGTCTGCGCAAGACCCAATCGGCATCGACCTCGACGCGTTCGGCACGCTTGGTCTGTGCCTCGGCAAGGGCGGCCTGAATTTCAACATTCTTCAACAAGCGCTGGCCTTGGGAATAGGCGGTCTTTTCGCTGTACCCTGCCCTGATTGCGGCCTGCGTGGCGTTGAGATCGACCAGATACTCCTTGACGAAGAGAGCTTGTTTCGGTGTTAGCGCCATGACTGACACCTCGCGAGATTGATCCGGCTTCCCATGATTGGCCCGGCAGCATGAACCACCAACGCAAACGGGCTGAGATCCATAATCGATGGGCAATCCCTCGCGCCGGTTGGCGAAGGTCAGGAGCTTGCGCTGGTTTGGAAATGCAGTAGCACCGGCGCTCAGAGAGCCCGGTGCGTGCAGGTGGTGAGTTCCTGCCATACTGGCGGGGGAAAAGCCCTCGTCGCCAAATCACCTATGACGCGAAAGCTACGCCGCTTCGCCCAAGTCGTCAACATCAGTCGGAGAAAAATCAAGGCGGCCAAGTTTGTCGGCGATGGCCTTGATCCGGTTGCGATTGCTGACCGAGAGGACCGTGACAGCCATGACGGTGTCGGTTGCCTTGTGGCGGATCATGCGGCGCGAACCCTCGATCCATTGGCGTCGTGTTCTGTCTTTCGGCGGATCGACATACTCACACCACGCGTCCCATTCGATCATTCTGAGAACGTGAATGTCTGTGTTGGGCACCCGGACCAGGACGTTGTCGAGGTCCCGTATCGCTTGCATCACGCCGGCAGCTTCCTCAAGGGCGCGCCAGTCACGGACGCAACGGACAAAGGCGTACCCTGGCAAGACGGGACGACGTAGCGTGACCATGACGCCGCGCTTTCGCCTGTCCTCGTGCTCCGAGATTGTGAACGGAATGAAGTATTCCAGATCAAGCTTGTCGAGTTCGATCTCGATATTCGTCTTCTGGTCAATGTCCGGAACGATGAACTGATGAGTGCCGCCCCTCGGACCAGCGAATACGATCCGGCGGCGGGAAACGCGGGTGGCGTGTCCAGAAATACGGACGACGTACCAGTGGTGATCTGTGTGTTCCAAGATTGCCGATCTCCGTTGAATGAGACCGGACGGGCCGTGCCAGGCTGTTCTGAAGATGCCGTTATTCGGTCGCGGCGGTCAAGTGGTAGCAGGGCGAAAATCGATAATCGTTCCCTAACCCATAATGCACAAAAAACGTAACCCGGAAAAATACAACCTTATATAGAAAAAGTACCCCGACATGCGAATATAGGAAAAAAGGAACTATTATTATTATATGTATGATTTTATTTTATTTTCTCTAACGATAACCGTTCCTCTCTTATCATAATAGGGGGGAACGGTTATGGGAAATATTCCTACTTGATAGGAATTTATGCCGCATAACCGTTCCTTTTTCATAACCGTTCCCTAGACAAAAAGGAACGGTTATGCGGCACTAAAAAAGGCCTCCCGAACAGGTCGGAAGGCCTCAGGATTACGACTGCAATCGACGTCAATTCGCGCGATAAACAACAGTGACGGCGAAGGCCTGATAGAATTCATCATCTTGATTTCCCACGGCGCATAGGGCCGGAGTGACCGATATCACAGCCGTGTCGTCTAGGGTTTTGAGGAAGGCGTTGGCATCAGCCTCAACCCGCGCGTATCCGCTCTGCATCGTCGATTCAAATACCTTGATTTGCACTCTCATCAATTTTCCTTTCCGGCTTCGGTTTCATTCACATATCCAATAGGTAAAGGTTGATTTCCCCTTTGGGTTCTTGTCTTCCTGTACCCCAAGCTGACCGCCCTCCGACAGGGATTTAAGCAGGTCTCCCAGATCACGATATCGAATGCTGTTCTTGAGAGATTGAACAATCTGTCGATGGGTTGCTTTCCCGCCGCGCTTGGCGATGCACCGCATGATTTTCTGTGCATTGGCCTGGTTCTCGTTTTCGGACATCCATTCGGCTGCGCCGTGGGCCATGAGGCGTGAAGACTGGCGAGCAAGGTTAATCCCGTACCGAACATCTGACAGTCGAACCTGATGATCTTCCATTCGGCCTATGGCGACAATCGAGGCAATGCGCAAAGCCATCTCGGCTGTGCGGACAAACAACTCAGCCTGATCGGGATTTTCCGACATGTAATCCTCAATCTCGTCGCGGAACGCCTTCCATGCGGCCATCGCGCCGTCCGGGCACCACCGCATTTCAATGATGTTGTTGTGCTCGGCAGGATTCATCCCGACATCGTTGCGATACGGCGTCGACATCTCGCCTTTCTGGAAATAGATCGCGCGAAGCCCATCCTTGATTGATTGTGGCACTTCGAACTTGTTGGCGTCTGCCTCATCTCGCATGCGAACACGCTTCTCGCCCTCGATGAGCAGGAACCGGTTCAATGTGCCGTCGCCAATCGCGCCGCCCTCAACCGCGGTATAGAACTGCTCATGGGTCGATCCCGCCAGAATCGACAGCGACGGCGCGTAAATCACCTTCGTCTCGTCTTGAGCGTATTCCGGCGTGTCGAAGCGGCCAAAGCCTTTACCCCAGATCGCGCGCAGGACTTTCGGAATTGCCCGGCTATGAGGGCTGGAATTCTTGGCGAAAATCTTGCGCAGAACATCGCCGAATTCATCCTGTGGCGAAAGGCAAAGCGGCTGGCGCAAAAGCACCTTGATCAATCCCGTGCGGCTTTCAAACTCCTCCGGACCCAGATGAACGCCAAGGCCGGCAGCCGTCATGATCGTCTTCGGAATGTCGTTGATGGCCTCCTTTCCCTGTCCAGTCGGCGCCAGGCAGAGCACATAGAGCGCAAGGCCGCCGAAGTTCACGGGCGTTGAGAACTGCCGACCGGCAGCAGTACCGACAATCGCGAGAGCGCCTCCGATCGCCAGCGCCTTTTGCGGTTTGATGCTGGCCGACACCATCCATCGCGCGATCTCTCCTACCAGTCCGGGTGGATAGTCAATCGTCGTCACTTGTTCGACCGGATTGTATGGTGCGACCACCTCCCCCGTCTCTGCATCGGCCAGCGTGCCGTCATGATGCTCGATCAGCCGCCGTGCAGCTTCCGCAGCCTCGACCGGATCGTAATCATGCTCATGGCCGCGATGCTTGATGGCAATGGCCGATAGGTCCGCGCCGTTCTCGCGCGCAAGCGCTGCCAGCGTGGCCAGGTTGACGCCCTGCCCCTTGAAGGATCTCCACTTGGATGCAAGCTCTTTCGTGCCCTTGTATTTCGAGCCCTGTGCGGACCAGTCATCGGCCACAGCAAGACCTGCAGAGGATCCGCCCGTAGCGGCATGGACGGCCATGAGGGCAGCAAGCCAGTCCTGATAGCCGGAGTCGGGGCTGATGTAGCTCAACAGCTCCGCGATCTCGTCAATTTCGACTTGACTATGGCTGCCGGTATCAATTTTCTCGCGCACCGGCTCCAACGGCGTGGTGATCAGCGCGTGCAGCCAGTGCGGAATGACCGCCGCTTCCGACAGATCGCCCCATAACTCATAGATGCGGCCATCCGCCATGACCGTGCCGGGTGCGATGACATAGCCGCCATGGCCGCGGACGTTGATGCCCTTACCCCGCAACAGGCCTTCCGAGTTGCCAAGGGTCTCGCCGTCACGCTGTCGGAAATAGTGATGATTGCCGGCCGATGGTGTTGCGACCAATGGCGCACTATCCGGGTTGAAACCATGATCGGCCATGATCTGGCCGAACGCTTCGACACCATCCGCGCTTTCATCGTGCCGGTCCGCATCGATGACAATCAGGCCCGACTTGGCGAGATCGAGCCCGATGGCCGCATCCGGCCACTTCTGCCACCATTGCAGGATCTGCCGCTCACTGGTCGTGCTGGCCTCGCGCCATTTGATGAACGGCATGGGCCGCTTGGCCTTCTCACCGCCTGGCTGGCACGGAAAGACCGAGAAGCCAGCTGCCGCAAGGGCAAGGGCCGTCTCACGATTGGACGCCATTGTATCGGACATCAAAGCGTCACCTTCCCGGCGCCATCCAAATCCATCATGAAGGCGTTGTATTCAGCATCAAGCTCCCTTTGCTCATATGGCCGCCCATGATTCTGGTGAAACCCGCGATCTGCTTCAGCTTGCCTTCTAGCTTTCACCGCCGATTGAAAATCTTCGAAAGACCCAATCCGGGCATACCTGCCATTCACATCAATTCGAGCTATCCATTTTTTCTCTTTTTTCGAGTAGCTTACTCCGGTCACGCCGCTTGAATTGTTTTTCCGGATGGGCTGATTCCGCATATTTTCTTGGTGCGTGACTGCCCTCAGATTGGATATTCGATTGTTGGAAGGGTCTTGATCTATATGATCAATGACGAGATCGGACGACACAATTTCCCCATAGTAGATAGCCCAAGCGATGCGATGTGAGGGGTACCTGACGCCGTCGATGGCAATTCGATAGTATCCATCTGGTTTGAGATATCCCGCGACTTTGCCGGCATGTTTGGCATTCCATGAATTGCAAACCCTGGCGCTGGAAAAATGGCTTTCTGGACGCCTTAGCCATGTCAGCGTTCCGCTTTCGGCGCAGTAGGATAGAACGGATTTGAGGTAGCTTACGGACAGCATTTTCATTCACCTCTCATGTCGGCAGCTAGCGCGCGTCGATATCCGGCAATGATGCGTCTATTGAACTCAAACCATTGGTCAGGAGTGAGCGCCGCGAAGTCGGTCTTGCCGATGGTTTCCAGAAGCTCGATCCCGGCATCCCCGCCCTTGGCGGCGGCCATGCTCTCGATCCGGCTGAATTCATCCTGCTTCATGGAGTAGATTGCCTTCGCGGCTTGAATGCATTTCGGGTCATCGCAAACCCACAGGATTTTGCTTGCGCCGCGGGATGAGTATCCGAAGCCACAAGCCGCACGGGCGCAGACGCCGCAGATGGCGGGATCGAACTGGTCAATCACAAATGTCCGCCAGTGCTCGTGGCTGCCTGATGGGCGCGCTGGTGTGATGGATTGTTTCAATGGTCGTCACGCGAAAGTCGCACGACGTGCATTGCTTGCGCCTCTTGACCCCGCCACGCGTCGGCCGACTATCGATCGTCTTGAACGATCTTTTCCCGCACGCCGGGCAGTGCAGGCCTTTTGGCTTCTCGCTCATGACCTGACCTCCTGACATCGAGCCATATCGCGGCGCTTCTGGTTGGTCTTGTGAGTGACGATCTCGGTGTGATCTGGATTGACGCACATTCGATTGCGGCAAAGGTGGTCGAGCTGCTTCTTGCCGGGGATGAAGCCATAGACATGCGTGGCTGCGACCCGATGAACTGCGACGGTCTGGCCGCCAAGCTTCATCCGCGGATAGCCGCCGCCGCGTCCAGTGCCGGAATGTGTCCCATTCCATAGCCAGCAAGGTGTCTCAAGCGGCCCTGGCGTGATCGTCACGTTCTCCTTGATACGTGACCAGATTTCAGATCGCCGCTCGCTCATGACTGCACCGACATCTGCCGATGAAACTCGCAATAGGGTTTTCCAGGCGCATGGGCCTGGCACCCGCAAAAACGGGCATGCTCGCCGAAACCCTCGACCGGCCATTTGCACTCGTCGCGACCTAGGTCGAGAAGTCCGATCAGGCGAAATTCGGGTTTGGCGATCGGCTCTGACGCGGGCTTGACCTCTTTTGGCGCCTGTGGACGCGATTTTGGTCGACGCGGTGAAATTGCCGCCTTGATGGTTGAAGTGCGGACAATCCGAGGCGACCTGGCGCTTGGCGATCTTGGCGGTCTTGGCTGACGTGATCCACGCGACGGACCTCTCGGGAGCGGGCATGAGGTCAACTGGTCAGCCTTGCGGTGATAAATGCTTATGATGCCGTTACGCACCGCGCCGGGGATCAATGACGCAATCTGAGCCGATGAATAGCCGGGCTCGTAGACCTTCTTGATTGCCTCGATCTTCTCGGCAGAATTCATGAGCCGCCAGTCCTTTCGAACGGTCATAGCTGCATTCCCTTGTAGAGGGCCGGATTGGTGACCCGTTTGCTGATGTCGTAGCTGGTCAGCGGCGGGTTGCCCGTGATGGCGGAATAGCGAGCCAATCCGCTGAGGACGGTAGTGTGGTCGCGATCGAAAATATCCCCGATCTGCGGAGCGGACAGCGACGGATTTCCGGCTTTGGTCCGGTACATCGCGGCCCATCGCGCCATGATCACATCGCTGCGCTTGCGACGGCTGAAAATCAGATGGATCGGAACATCGTGGCGTTGCGCTTCCTCAATGACGATCTGACGAACACGCGACGGCAGTGCGCTCATGACTTTCTGCTCATAGGCGTTCATTCCGCAGCCTCCCGCGCCTGGGCCAGATGCGGCACGTTGGCAGCCGTGATTGCGGCGGCGAGCGGCGGGCACACGCTGTTGCCTGCCCGGCCCACCTGGTCCGATTTCGAAAACACGTTGCCGTCCGCATCCCGGTCGATCTCGTAATCTGCGGGAAACCCTTGTGCGTTGAACAGCTCGCGCGGGGTCAGCATCCGCATGCCGATATCCACCATCACCAGCGTGACTGACACGCCTGTTTCGAGCGCCACGTCCAGCGTCACGAATTCGCGGTCATCCCAGAAGCCATGGGCGCGCAGGAAGTCCGCCACCTCGCGGGCCCGGGCGTGGTGCTCCGGCGCGAATGGCGGTGCGGAAAGCGCCGCGGTGGCGATGCAGAACCGGTCCTTCGTGGTCACGGTGTGGAGCGGATCGCCCGGCTCCTGCCCGTCCCCTGTGCCGTAATATTTGGTCAAGGCTCCGGCCACGAGGGCCGATTGCCCGCCGCCCGTGCAGGCCACGCGCGAAGGTTCGTCGGCAGGGCTCGCACGCCGTGCGCTGCCCTTCATCGAAAGCATGCTGGCCGCCACAACGCCCTGCTGCGCCCCGGATGCCGTGACGGTCGAGGCTGGTTCGTTCGCACCCCGGCCAGGGTTCACGCCACCGATGCGTCGGCTGTCGTTGTTGTGCTGGGCCATGAACGCCGCGATCGGAGCATGTTTCACACCGCCCGCCACAACCGTGCCCAACGGCGCGTCCGGATCAAGCGAACGCGGCGCCTGCCCTTCCCTCTCGCCATAACCCGTCTGCGCCAACGAGGCCGCAACACACGTCAACCCGGCCCCGCCGGCGGTCACCGTGTGGGCAGGCTGATCGGCACCCTGAAACGGCTTTCCGGCGTTGCGCATGGTCATCAGGTGCGGCGCGATCACCGCGTTCTGGTCCTTGGCCGATGCCGTCACGGTGTGCAACGGGTCGGCAGGATCTCGCACCGCCCCGCCCTGCTGGGCATAGGTCATCACCGGCGATACAACCCCGAGAGGCGCAGCGCCGCCAGGCCGCTCCTTGAAACTGTTCGCCGTCACGGTCGGGGAAGGCTCATCCATACCCGAACCTGTTGCGCCGGAGTTGAACCGGGTCAGTGATGGCGCAATGACGGCGTGGCGGTTTTCGGTCACCACCGTCTTGAGTGGGTCGCGCGCATCGGCGCTGCGGTCTTCGCCGCCATTGCCCTTGCCG